GTAGGGATATGAGTGATACCCCTCGGTCGTTCATGCGAGAGCAAGATAGATCTCATCCATCTGCTTGGGAGGTAGACTTTTGAGATATTACTGATTCTCGCTATCAGTAATCAAGAGGAGACACCAATGAATGATAATGAAAAAATCTTGCGGAGATTTTTTTAGGCGCCTCCTCCTCATTACTGAGGAGCAGCTATACTGCTTTTCTGTTTTCTTTCTTCCATTCTTTTTCAACTAACTGTGAAACAATACCAGAAATTTTCTTATCAGTTCCTGCCATTTGTTTTAATTTTGCATGAGTTTCTACTCTCACAATAATAGATTTGTATCTAGTGGTATCGGTCATTTAGGTTCATCTCCTCTGATGTAGTCATCAACCAAACTTACAAAATCATTCATCTCAGACTCTAACAAAGAAAAATCTCTGTCTCTGTGAGTTTTAGTTAATTGTTGAAACCCCGGTAGTTCTTTAGCTCTTTCTAAAGTTACTCTAGCTTCATCAAGTTCGTTATAAAGATCTACAAGTTCGTCGTCCTTCTCTCTTGCTAGTGCGTTTACTTTTCCCATTTCATTCTCTTTCTGTTTTAATTTATTATATGTAATATTATATAGGAAGTCCTACTGTAATGTCAACCCATTTGGTAAATCTATTTCAGAAACTATTGCGTTTCTTGCGGCTTCCATAAGAGGATCTGTGGGCAAATCACAATCTTTATAGCCCTGCTTGATCGTCTGGAAATATCCTTCTGAAGGAGGGTAAACTCCATACTTATCTACCATGGTGTAAAACATTATCTTTTGAGGTACAAATTTTTCCATACTGTCATACCACTTGAAGTGATATTTCTTAGTGTAAAGATTTGGATAGCCTTCGTACCTATCTAGTGCTCTTTCACAATCTTCTGTGATTGTAAATAAGGCTCCTTTGACTGAGCCTTCCTTAGAACGTTGCACATCTGCAACACTTCTAAATACCAATTCATATCCAGGTAACTCAAAAGTATCTACATACCTTGCCTTGGGGCACCTCATCTTCATATGCTCGTGATTCATATTGGAACCATAAGCAAAGTAATATTTTATTTTTTCTTCTTTTTGCTTTCTATTAACCATTCTTTTAATGTCTCTCCTAATGATTGTGAGGCTAAGTCAATTTTATTTCGTAGACTAGCTACGATATTATCGTCAACTGTACCTTCACATATTATATCTATGTAGGTCACGTTATTCTTTTGACCTATTCTATGTGCTCTGTCTTCTGATTGTATTCTTTTCTCTAAATCATAATTGTTAGAGTAATATACAACAGTATGAGCAGCTGTTAGTGTTAATCCATAACCACCTGTTTGTTGGTTAGCTACGAAAAAACGAACAGGACTTTGTGGGTCCTGAAAACTTTTTACTATTTCTTGCCTGTCTTGATCTTTGGTATCGCCAAAGTAAGTGGCAACACTATCTTCACCAAACTTCTTTTTTAAATTCTTTTCAATCTCAAAAATAGAATAACGATAGTTTGCCCAGATAATAACCTTGCCCTCTGTCTCATCTAATACATTCAACAACTCATCCATTCTATTGTTCTTCAATGGTACCGGGGGTTGTCCGTTGTCCGTGGGCAGGTAGCCACAAGTAATCTGATGAAGTCGAAGAAGCATTGTCATTGTATTTGTAACTGACAAAGTATTATTGTTCAGTTGCGTAATGGCAAAAGTTTCTAAGTCATTGTAGGCTTTTTCCTGTTCTTTCGTCAATTCTACATGTCGGGGACTATAAACCTTCGACGGCAAATCTAAGCAATCTTCTTTCAAAACTCTAAAAGAAAAGAATGCGAGCTTACGAGACAACTCATCTAAGTTTCTAAAACCAACGACGTGATTAAAAGAATGAGTAGAAGAGTGACGCTTTACTTCGATTGCATATCTAGATTTGTACGCCCAATAAGAACTGAAACCTAGTAGATCCTCATCAAGAAAAGCACACTGAGAATATAAATCCATAGGATTTTTAGTGACAGGAGACCCGGTCAATATTCTTCTATACTTTGCTAGCTTTGCAACTCTTACAATATTTTTTGTGCGTCCTGCACTTTGTGTTTTGATCGTGGTGCTTTCATCCACGGCAACTAAACTACTTGTCGATAATAAATATCTTTCTAAAAATTGTGCAGCAGGCTTACTAGATAGAGCCTCAACATTCATCAAGAAAATATCTAAGCCATCAAAAGTTTCAGATAACTTATCAATATTTTTTTTATCTTCTTTGTTACGAGAACTCGGTGCAACCCAGGTTGTCACTCTAGTTTTGATATGCTCTGGTAAGTGTGCAGGTATTTCTAATCTTTCCCAGTTGCGATACACACCTTTGGGTGCGATGATCACCGCTGCATTAATCTTTCCTGCGTCATACAACATGGCAATATTATCTATCAATACTTTTGATTTGCCTGTCCCCATTTCCATGAAGTAGGCAAAATTTGTTTTGTCCCAACTACAACCTAATGCTTGTAATTGATGGACAAATGGCTTTGTCTTAAAATTCGGATACATATTTTTAAACTTTCTAAGTTCTTTATATGGGATAAACTATATTGTTGTCAAGTCTTTTTTACTACAAAATGTAGTTAAGTATAATCTATCTGCTTTCATTAGCTCGTAGGTTTGCCCGGCAGCTATTGCACATTCTTGTAGAGTATCAAAGGGGGTAGGCATTATTTCTTGAATGCAGGTGTCCTCTAAAGAAGTAAAAGGATCGTTTACACACAACCAGAGCATCATGAAATATTTCATACTTGAAATCTTATAATAATTAATTTAGTTATTATAGGTATAATTATAGAATGTTGTCACACCTAGATTTATTTAGTGGTATTGGCGGGTTTAGTTTAGGATTAGAATCTGCAGGCCTAGTAAAGACAGTTGCTTTTTGCGACTATGAAAAGTTTTGTCAAAAGGTTTTAAATAAACACTGGCCACATGTACCAATCTATGGGGACGTTAAGGAGCTAACACATGAACGACTCAAAGCAGATGGAATTAATTCCATCGACATCATCACAGGAGGATACCCTTGCCAACCTTTCTCCGTCGCAGGTAGCCAAAAAGGTGAGCAAGATCCGAGACACGTCTGGCCAGAAATGTTTAGACTTATCCAAGAACTCAGGCCCGCTTTCGTTATTGGAGAAAACGTTAGTGGACATATTAAACTCGGTTTGGACACCGTGCTCGAGAACTTGGAGAGTGAAGGCTACAACGCAAGGACGTTTAGTATTTCAGCTGCTAGCATCGGTGCCAACCACAAAAGAGAACGAGTCTGGACCTTGGCCTACTCCAACGACAAAGGGATACGGGCACGCTTCGGAAGGTCAAACTATGATTATGAGAAGAAAGGTAGAGTCTGGAGTTTTGACAGAAGAAGAAGCGAGAGCGATGATGAATGGAGTAACTCTTCGACCACCGAGACTGAAGCCTTGGATGTGGCCGACACCCAGAGTGAAGGGCGACGAAAACCTGGACACTTTAATAAAGAGAAAAGGAATACAGAAAGCAGTGCAACACAATCTCAAAGCAGCAGTTCAGATGTGGCCGACACCAACGGCAAACGAAGACGCTTGTGGGAGACCGGGAGCAAAGATGCAAAAGATGTTGGGCAATCACCCCGAGGTGAGGAAACCCTTGGATGGTGGGACGTTGAACCCGACGTGGGTCGAGTGGCTCATGGGGTATCCCAAAGGGTGGACAGACTTAAAGGACTAGGTAATGCAGTTGTACCGCAGATACCTTTTTTAATAGGATTAGCAATAAGAGAAATGATAGAGAATGAATAGAGTATACGTGACTACAAATACAAAGATGGCAAACGGAGGGTTTAGAGATATTTCTGACTGTGAAAGATTTGGAAAACCTATTGTCATGTTTGAGAACCCTAGACAAATTCAAGTTAATTCGTCTAGATTTATATTTTTATGTGAGCAAAAGTTAAAAGATTTTACGTCAGAGGACTTTTTATTATTGATGGGAGACCCTGTATTAATAGGGATTATCTGTGCAGTAGCATCAAAAAAAACAAATAATAAATTTAAGGTCTTGAAATGGGATAGAGAAACTGCTATATATATTCCTATAACAATAGAATTATAATGAGGTACTAATATGGGTCTATTAGATAAAGCTTATGAACAGTCTAAGATTAATTCATTAGATAGTTCAGAAGTAAAAGATGTTGGTGAAGCGTGCAACGAATTAGATAATGTTCGTCAAGCTATTACTGACAAAGAAGCTGAAATAAAAAAACTTAAAGATAGAGAGTATCAACTCGAGAATGAAGTGATACCAAGTTTCTTTGAGACGGCAGGTGTATCTGCAATTAGTTTGATGGATGGTAGTAAAGTTTCTATTAAAGATCAAACAAGAGCAAACATCACAAAAGATAACCAAGACTTTTGTTTTGATTGGTTAAAACAAAATGGTTTGGATGACATTATTAAAAATGATGTGGTGTTAACATTTGGTCGAGGACAAGATTCTGACGCAAGTAATCTTATAGGTGAACTACAAGATCGTGGTTTATATCCGAGCAATAAGAAGACTGTGCCGTGGAATACCTTAGCAAAAACAGTTGAAGAGATGATGGGAAAAGGATCAATGCCCTCAGATATTCAAGCTAAGTTCGGGGTTTACACCCAGAAAAAAGTAAAGATTGATCGAAAAAAATAAAACATAAGGAAAAATAAAAATGGAAAAAACAAAAGCTAACGGGGCTGTCACCGCAAAGACAGACAAGCTCCCTGCCATGAACATGGAAAACTTAGAAAAGTTCGCAGGGACAGGACTCGATACCATCACAACAGATGATATCGCAACGCCAAGATTAAAAGTCTTGGCACAAATGTCTCCAGAGTTAGAAGAAATTGACGGTGCAAAAGCTGGCATGATCTGTAATTCTGTGAGCAAAAAAATATACTCTGGGCAAGATGGTATATCTGTTGTTGTCTGTGGGTATGACAAAGTATGGTTGGAATGGCAAGACAGAGGTAAAGGTTCTTCTGCTCCTGTCAATATCTTTTCCCCCGTGGATAAACCAACTAACGCAGTACGTGGAGACGACGGAAAGTTCCGTCTTGAGAGCGGAAACTACTTAGAAGAATGTGCTAATTTTTATTGCCTTCTTCTTAACGGTGGTGTTGCCCCGGAACCTGCAATCATATCAATGAAAGCTACGCAGTTAAAAGCTGCTAGAAGTTGGGCTTATAGTTTGAAGAATGAATTTATTCAGAACCCTAAAACTAAAAAGCTTTTCTTGGCTCCTAGTTGGTATCGCATGTACACTCTAACTACAACGAAGCAATCTAATGACAAAGGTTCTTGGTATGGTTGGGTCGTGAACAAAGGCGATTTCTTAAATAGTGAGGACACATTCGATATGGCTGCTAACTTTAATGAGTCAGTTAGAAAAGGTATTGTTAAACCTAAGTATGACGACGAAGTTGATAGTTCTAGTTCGGATCAAGATACTCCGTTTTAATGAACGAGAGGGTCTCTAAATTCAAAGAGATCTTTTATGGTTTAGATCGTGCCTATGGTACGTTTACTCCTAAAGAGAGTCTCCGTGAGGATAATAAAGCTGAGGGTCAAACTTGGATCCGAAAGCTTCCCGTGGAAGATTCTCTTTGGGAAAACCATTTAGAAGGATCTTGGCCTAGTCTAGGTATATTTCCAATCAACGACGAAGACAAATGTCGTTGGGGGTGTATAGATGTAGACGAATATCCTTTAGACCATGTGTCTATCGCACAGAAACTTGCAAGCAAAAAGCTTCCGTTCATTGTAACCAAATCAAAAAGTGGTGGTGCTCATGTCTTTTTATTTTTTAAAGAATATGTATCGGCAGGTATTGTTCACCACAAAATAAAAGAACTAGCCTCTTTCATGGGGCTAGGTCATTGCGAAGTATTTCCTAAACAAGAAAAATTATTACGTGAAGGCAACGAAAGCGACTGGGAGGTCGGTAGCTTTCTCAATATGCCTTATCATAATGGATTAGATCAAACAGATAGATATGCATTTGATGACAATGGTAACGTATTAAATCTTGATGGCTTTATAGCAGAGGTAGAAAAGAAATCTCTAACAGCTGATGAGCTAAAAAAATTATCTTTAAAAAAAGAAAACTCTGAGTTTGCAGATGCACCCTATTGTGTTGAAGCGTATCTTACAGAGAATGGCAAAGTTCAAAAAGGTAGTAGAGATAATTTTTTATTTCAATATGCAGTCTACGCAAAAAAGAAATACGGTGAAACATTTGAGGACGAAGTGCATAAGTTTCATCATGATTATTTTGAAGAGGCTCTACGTCCAAGAGAGATTGAAAAAATTATTAAGCAGGCAGATAAAAAAGATTGGGGCTACAAATGTAAAGACCAACCCATGTGTTCTTTTTGTAATAAGTCTAAATGTAGATTAAGAAAGTTTGGCATAGGTGAGAGTAGTGTAATTACTGATGTTGGTAATGTAACTCAGTATGGAACTAATGATGACGCTATATATCACATTACAATTAATCAAGAGAGCACGCTCGTTTGCACAGTTGAGGAACTTTATGACCAACATAAGTTTAGAAAGAAGTGTTTAGTTAAAACTAAATCAATGCCTCCGATGATGTCCAGGAATGACTACGATGCTTTTGTTACTTCTCTGGTATCAAAGGCTATAGAAGTTAAGACAGATCAAGAGATGACACCAGAGGGTCAGTTTAAAATTATTTTATCAAAATATATTTCTAATCAAGCAAACGCAGTAGACCTTGATGACATTCTCAGTGGTCAGTGTTTCGTGGACGATGGAGAAAACAAAGTGTTCTTTCGTATTGATCAGTTGCAGGAGTACATGAGAAATAGAAAGTATTCTGCTTTGACAACAAACCAAGTTGCAGTTTTTATTAGACAGTTAGGTGGCGACTGCACTAAAAGAAAATTAAATAATAAGCCCGGTCAATTAGTTTGGTTCGTGGACAATGATAAGTTTAACACAATAGAAAGGATTGAGGCAGAAGAGCCTGTGCAAGAAACGGGGGACATCCCATTTTAAATCATGTTCATAAAATTATTGGGCCCCCTGGAACGGGGAAAACAACGACACTATTAAAGTATGTCGAGGATAATTTACAAAAAGATTTAGAACCAGACCGCATAGGTTATTTTTCTTTTACAAGGAAAGCTGCCAATGAGGCTATATTTAGAGCAGTCAATAAGTTTAAAATAGAAAGAAAAGAGTTCAAATGGTTTAGAACTTTACACTCTTTAGCCTATCAATTTTTAGGTTGCACTCACACAGATATTATACAAGATCAAGACTTCGAAGATTTTAAGAGAGAATTTGGAGTGGATATAGCAAGTTCAATAAACAGTAATGGAGGAGTTGTAGGTAGAGATCCAGATGGCATTCACCTTATAGATTTATACAGAGTAAAGAACACTTCTTTGTACGAGGAGTTTAAAAAAGCAGGGCACATACAAGGAGGCTTTGAAAGACTACAACGCATAGATAAAAACTATCGAATGTTTAAAAAAGAAAAAGGTATAAAAGATTACACAGATTTAATTACAGAGTTTAATAAAACTAAAGAGTCACCAAAGCTCGATGTAGTAATTGTAGATGAAGTACAAGATTTAAAAGCATCTGAGTGGGATATGGTTCATACCATGATAGATAAGGCAAAGGTTGTTTACTTAGCAGGGGATGATGATCAAGCTATATATGGTTGGAGCGGTGCAGAAGTATCAAAGTTAATCAACTTAAATTGTCACTTACAAGTTTTAAATCAATCGTATAGAATACCAAACAGTGTATTCGTTAGAGCAAATAGATTGATCAACAGAATAAAAAATAGAATTCCTAAAGAGTGGAGTCCTCGTGAAGATGAGGGGAATGTTTCTAATGTTGTATTCGAAAGATTAAACTTAAGAAAGAATGAGTGGCTTATTTTATGTAGGACTAATTATTATTTAAATGAGATAGCTGCAGATTTAAAAAGCAAAGGTTATTTATTTGAGAAGAATAATAAATTATCCATCAAAGATGATGTTTTAGTTGCCTATAATTGTTGGAGAAATTTACAAGAGGGCCATGAAGTATCTCTATCTGATGTAAGAACTATGTATCAATACATAAGATCAGGGGATAAAGGTATTTCCCGGGGGAAAAAGAAAATGCCGGGAGCAGATGAAGAGATTAAATATAGCTATGATACTCTTTCGACAGAGTGGGGGCTAAGGGTGGATATAAATACACCATGGCAGGTAGCTTTAAATGGTATCGCTGAGAATGAAGTCAACTACATGAGACAGATTTTAAAAAGAGGATACGACTTAGACAAAAGAGCAAGCATAAAACTATCTACTATTCATGGTGCAAAAGGTGGAGAAAGTCAGAATGTAGTTTTATTTTCTGATATATCTAAAAGAATTATTGATGAGATGTCTTACAATAGAGACGATGAGAGAAGAGTTTTTTACGTGGGAATGACAAGAGCGAAAGAAAATCTTTTTGTTGTGCCTTCTACTTCCCAATACGAATTCGAAGAGGTTCTTAGATGATATTCGAACAACAAATGGATTTGTTAAAAAAAGAAAACAAACCAGAGTGGACAAGACCAAAGTTTCCAGATGTGTCTGGCATCAAACAAGTTGCCGTAGATTTAGAAACGCACGATCCAGAGATTAAAACTCTTGGTGGTGGGTGGGCAACAAACAAAGGTTTTGTTGTAGGTGTTGCTATATCTTTTGAAGGATTCGATGGATACTTTCCTGTAAGACATGAACGTGGGGGTAACTTCCCTGAGGAGGATGTAAAGAAGTGGCTTAGAAAATTATTTAAAGAGGACCCTATAGTTCTATGTCATAACGCAGTTTATGATTTAGGTTGGCTTAGACGTTGGGGTGTTGATTGCAATGTTACTAAAGTCTACGATACTTTAATAGCTGCTCCTCTTGTAGATGAAAATAGATTTAGTTATAGCTTAAATAATCTAGCAAAAGATTATTTAGGAGAAAGAAAGCAAGGAAATATTTTAGATGACTTTGGTAAGGAGCATGGATTCAAAGCAATAGAGAACATGCACTTAGTCCCGGTAGAGTACGTTGGGGTATACGCAGAACAAGATACAAAGTTAACTTATAAGTTGTGGGAAGTTCTTAGGGTAGAGATACAAAAGCAAGGACTGACTGATGTGTTTAATTTAGAAACAGATCTACTGCGATTACTTTTGGAGATGAGATGGAAAGGTGTCCGTGTTGATCTTGACCGGGCTGAGAAAACAAAAAAGTTTTTTAAGTTAGAAGAAGAAAAAATTTACAATAATATAAAAAAAGAAACAGGGATAAAGATTGATGCTTCTGATATCTATACAGCTGCCTCTTTACAAAAGGTTTTTGATAAGCTCGGGGAGAAGTACGAGTACACTGAAAAAAATAAACAGGCTAAGATAAGTAACGAAGCTATGAAGATAAGTGAGAATCCTTTGATTCAATCAATATCTGTGGCTAGAGAATATAATAAAGCACACACAACTTTCATTGACTCCATTTTAAAACACAATGTGGACGGCAGGATTCATGCCGAGATTAATCAACTCAAAGGAGAGTTTGGTGGCACTGTCAGTGGTCGGTTGTCCATGAACAATCCTAACTTACAACAGGTCCCTTCTCGTAATGAAATCATTGGTCCTAAGATTAGATCTTTGTTCTTGCCTGAGGAGGGAGAAAAGTGGGTTTCTCTCGATTATTCGCAACAAGAGCCTAGATTGCTCGTTCACTACGCAAAAAAACACGATTTAGAGGGCGCTGAGACCCTAATTAAGTTCTTCCATGAAGGAAAGGACTTCCATCAAGTAACTGCTGATATGGCGCAAATATCAAGGAAAGAAGCCAAAACTATAGGATTAGGCCTTATGTATGGCATGGGTATAGCAAAACTTGCTAACTCCTTAGATATTAGCCAAGATAAGGCAAAGGCTCTGAAGAAAAAGTACAATGACAATGTAAATTTTTTAAACAATATAATTGTTCGTGCAACTAGATACACAGAACAAAATGGATATATCAATACTCTGCTCGGTCGTAGATGTCGTTTCGATTTATGGGAGAACAAAGACTTCCATGACAAGAGAATGATGAATCATGAAAACGCTAAGAAGACTTGGGCGTGGAATGAAATGAAAAGAGCAGGTACCTATCGTGCATTGAATAGGTTAATACAAGGTTCAGCAGCAGATCAAACCAAAAAAGCCATGGTTGATTTGTGGAGTATTTGTAAGGTTACTCCAATGATTCAAATACATGACGAGCTTAACATCTCCGTAGCCAATGAGACCCAGGTAAAAGAGATTAAACAGATAATGGAATCTGCTGTTGAACTACATGTGCCCGTCAAGTGCGAGGCTAAAATAGGAACCAATTGGGGAGAAATAAAATGAGAGTTACTTATCAAAGTGGTGAAGTTTATTTAAGCGTGACCAAAGAAGAGGCAGATCATATTCATGAGAATAAAGGGAAGCCTGTACCAATAGGAGTTAGAACATTAAAAATTTTACACGAAGATGTATCTAATTGTGTTAAGGCGCATTGGTCAAATGTTGAAGTATGGGAAGCCGTAGAAGAACACCTGCGTTCTCAAAAAAACACAACTAAAAAATAAAAATAGTTATATGTTCTTCTGAAATGGGAGAACATTATGACAGAGATACTAAAAAAAATAGGTAATTTTTTTACCTTAGAACACGATGCCGACAAAGCAGTCAGGCATTGGTTACAGACTGAGTACAAACAAGATTGGCAATCCGCCTACGCTCAGTTTAAACAATCTGGTACATTACCAAATCACGTTAGAAGAACGCTTTAAGTGTTTGCTACAATTTCAGCTAGGGATTCACAACGCTTCGGTGTCTGTGAATGCCATCTGGAATCCTGCATTTCAGCCGCTGCCGTTTTATAATCCTTAACTCTCAGAGCTTTCCAAAATTTTTTAAACTTAGATACACCTGTTGTCCCCAGCTGAAACACCATCTCAAGAACGACCTCTGCCACGTGTTGAGGCAAATCGTGACCAACATTATCTTCTATCAACATGTCGGCTCCTGCCGCCGCTCTGTTTAAGTCCATTTCAAATATTTCTAATATTTCTTCCATGGGTATTTCTACCCCTTCGGCAAATCTTTCTTCCTCAAAGTGTCTTACGAGGTGGCCTATGCCCACAGTTTTTTTGCCTAAACTGTCTAAGTACACGGAAGTCCTCAGGCCTTCATGGTCCTGTACCCGTGCTCGAAGTTCGTCTGTAAGTTTAATCATTAAAAACCTCCTATGCCCCAATGCTTTTCATGTTCGTCTTTGTTTTGCTTTTGTTTTCTTTTTTTGCGCTTCGATGAATTTCCTGTAAACCCCTGCAGCTTTTGTTTTGCCAGCAACCTTAGCTCTCTGCTCCATAGCGATAGCAGCTTGAGTTTTATGAGCATGTTTTCTACCGCTTCCACGAATTTTAGACACGCTCTTTCTAGCTGATGCTTCATTTTTAAAACCAAGTCCTTTAATTGTTCCTTTAGGGTTCTCATCTGTATATAAATCAGAATGTAACTTAGACTTTCTAGGTTGTCCAGATTTTCTTGGGATACGTTTCATTACCCTTTTGAAGCGATGATTCCGCCATACATTTTCTTATCCATCAA